CACCCGTTCAGGAGGTCCCGCCCGTGTCCACCTTCACCGTGCGCCCCGTGGCGCCCTCGGCCTGCGGGTTCGGCACGGAAAAGCCGGTGTTGAAGTAGCGGGCAAAGGGCATTGCGGTGCTGGCCATGGTGGTGTTCCTCGAAGGTGAAAGATGCGCTGGTCTGGTCAGGTCAGGCCCGGCCTACCACAGGCTGAACGCCCCGCCGATCCCGCCGCCGCCGATGGCGTTCAGGGCCGCCGAGTAGAAATCCGCATCCGGGTTGACAAAGGCATCGGTCAGCATGGACACCGCCGCGCCTCCTGCGGCCGGGGTCCACCAATCGCCCTTCTTGGCCCCGGTGACGGTCTTGGCCAGCTCCCCGCCGAGTGGCGCGTTGAACATGCCGACGTAGGAGCTCTTGCTGCCGATGGCCTTGCCCCACCCGGCCGTGTCCGTGGCCTTGTCGCCGAGCGCGGTCATGAAGCCCTTGGCGCCCTCCCCGGCTTCGTCACCCAGGTCAGAGCCGAACTCTTCCTTCCATGCGTCCCCGGTCGCCCCTTTGGCGGCCTCGGCCACCACGTCCTTCCCGGCCGCGTCCTTGGCCGTGTCCTCGTTCAGGTAGTTGCCGAAACCCATGCCCATTTCCGAGGAGAGCCCGGCCATGGACAGCTTCTGCGCCTTGGCCGCCTGCTCCTCCTCCAGGTCCAGGGCTTCCCGGGCCTGGCGCCCGGCCTGCTCAAGGCCGCGCTCCTGGAGCCCGAGCTGCGACTGCTGGTAGTCGCGCGCGTTCTTGGCCGCCATCAGGCCCGGCAGGAACCCGGCCTTGACCTCGACCTCATCCTCTCGGCCGTCCTTGCGCCTGCGCCCGGTGACGCCGCCGATCTGGGTAATCATCGCGCTTGCCCTCCCCTACCGTCCCAGGTCGTCGAACTTGGACATCATCCGCCGCAGACGGTCTGAGCGCTGCCGGGCCATGTCGCCCTCCATCCAGCCGAGCGCGCCCTGCGCCCCGACCCCGAGCACGCCGATCTTCTCGGCCATGTCGCTTTGGCCCTGGAGAAAGTCCTTGCGGTCGCCGTAGAGGCCCTGTTCCAGGTCCAGCCTGCGGCCGGCCAGATCCAGGCTGCCCTGGCGGGCCTGCTCTTGCGCGCCCATTCGCAGGGCTTCCATCTCGCGCCGGGCCTCTTCGCCGGCCATCTCGCGGTCGGCAAAGGCGGTATTGACCACGGCCTTCTGCTCCGGCCCCATGGTCATGTAGCGCTGGATGAGCCGCTGATACCTGGGATTGTCGCGGTAGGTGCTGTTTTCGCCGGTCATCATCTGGCCCGCCCTCCGTTGCAGATGGACAGCCCCCGCCGCTGGAGCGAGGACACGTTTTGCGAGCTTTTCGGTCCGGCCCCGGGCTTTCTGCCTCTGGCCTGGGCCTCGGCCGCGGCTTCCTTCTTGGCCATGAACCGCGCAAACGCTTCCGGCGAGTGCCGCCGGACTCGGGCCTGCACGGCCTCAAGGGCGCCAGCTGCGGCAGCTTCCGGATCCTGAATGCGCCCGCCGGCAGGCGCCGCCGTGCCGTCGTGAAGGGCCTTGGCCCAGGCGTTTTCGTGCTCGCGCATGGGCTACTTCGCAGCTAGGGCGTCCTGCTCCAGGCGCAGGGCCGCGGCTTCGGATTCCAGAACGGCGAGCTTGTCGGCGTCCCTTTGCGTTGCCGTGCCTGCAAGCTTGGCCCGAAGAGGGCGCACGCTGACGGCGTCAATCTGGGCAAGGCGAGTTTTGATCTCCGTGGTTCTGCGCTCCGCACGCTGCTTGTCGGTCAGGCGGGCCGCATCGCGGGCAGCCACCAGCGCGTCACGCTCCGCATCTCCGACCAGTCTTCGCTCCATGCCTTCCATGCCTCCGAGTTCCACGTTCGCGGAGCAGGAGCCGACAAGCAGCCCGGTGGCCGGGTCAATGTACACGTTCCACATGGTGCCCTCCTAAAGGATGAACGCTCGAAATTGGACGGTGAAGGTCCCCGAAGGCGTGTCGGTTTTGGATTTGGTCAGGGTGAATCCGGCGGCGTCCAGGCTCGCAATCACGCACGAATGCGTGTAGGCCGAGGCGTCGAAATAGCGAATGCAGGCGCCCGTGCTGTAGGTCATCTGACCGTTTGCTTTCTGCGTCAGACAGCGGTGATTGGTTCCGTCGGAGTGGCCCCAAGATGCATTTTCGGTGTTGTTTTCGGCGGCGATAAAATCAACAAATACGGGCCGCCCGCCCAGGCCGGTCACAGCCTGCGAGCCCGTGGTGCTCACGTCGATGTCAAAAGTTCCGCTGACCCAACGGCCCCTGGTCAGCTCGCGCATTGTCGATCCGTCGGAGTGGCAGACAATGACGCTTCGTTCGCCGTTGTCCAAGACCACGCCCGTGCCGCCGAGCGGCTTGAAGGTGATTGCGTAGTCGCCCGTGGTTGCGTTGCGCACGATCCAGGCTCCGGCCGCGGCGGGCACAGTAACGTCGATGTTGCCCGTCAAAATGCCGGTCAGGGTAATGATTTGGGTCGCTGCCTGGGCTGCGGTCAAGTTGACGTTTGCGGCCCCGGCCACAGAAACGGACACGGGAACCACTGGAGCTACCAGTTCCATGCCCGACCCGTCGCTTTTTGCGCGAAGAATTTTGTAGGCATCCCCGACGACCACGACCGGAATGAATTGCTGAAGCACCCACCGCTTGTCTCCGGCGTTGGTGTCCGGGCTGATGATTAGCGGGGAGTTCTCCGCGGCCGCGCTGTCGGCATCGAGGATGTAGCGGTACTCCCCGGCCGCGGTGATGACCCTGGCCAGGTCGCCGTCGGAAAGCGCATCCCCGGCCACCGAATCCAGGGCGTCGTCGGTCCCGCCCGTCAGGGCGGCCATGCGGTAGTAGCTTGCGCTCATCGGTCCACCCTCTCTTCCTGGTAGAGATAGCCGAACATGTAGGGCTGAAAGCCCATGGCCGTGTCCTTGGTCTTCACGCTGAACCTCCAGCGGTGCGAGCGGGCCAGGATGTTCAACTCCTGGTTGCCGACGGCCATGGTCCCGGCCGTGTCGTCCAGGCCGAGATACAGGCGGAGCTGCTCCCCGGCCTCGGCGGTGAACCAGCTTTCGTCCTGGTCCACGAACCAGGTCACGTCCTCTTCCTCAATGAACCACGAGCCGCCGGGATCCACGGTGTCGCCGATGTGAACCACGGACACGGAATGCGGCTCGTCGATGCGCCTGGCGAGCACCTTGAAGGCCCGGATGCGGGTCAGGGTCCAGACGTTGTTGTCCGGCCAGAAGTCGCCGGTTTCGCAGACCTGGAGGATGTATTCGCCGTCCCAGTCCGTGCCGTTCTCCAGGCGCATCAGCCGCCCGGTGTCCAGCGCGCCGTAGCAATGCCTGCGCCCGGCGTTGTCCAGGACGGAAAACCCGGCCTGAGGAATTAGCGCGTTTGTGCTCGCGGGGTTCTTCTGGAACCACTTCTTGCGCACGAGGTCATAAGCCACCCACAAGTTGCAGTCCTCGGATGTGCCCGTAGGAAGGAGAAGGTTGTATTCCTTGTAAAGCGCGTCATACCAGCCGCGCGCCCGGGTGATGTAGTCGAAGTTGACGCACAGGTCCTCTTCGGATGGGTCGAAGTACGTCTCCAGGCCCTTCAGCGGGTAGAGCACCGCGCCGTCGAACATGTACGGGCCGCTGAAACTGAGCCACATGGCCACGTTCCTGGTCACGCCCTCGGTCAGCTCGAATCCGGCCTCGGCCGCTACCAGGGTCAGCGGGGCCGGGCAGCCCACGGTCTTCGAGATGGTGAAGCGCTGGTACTCGCCAGGGGTGTCGCCATTCAAAAGGTGCGTCTCCGAATCCTTGAGCATCAGGAGGGTGTCGTAGATGTTCGAGCCGAAGCGGTTGAAGATCGACACGGCCGAGGTCACGGCCGCGGCCCCGCCGACGTAGATGCTTTGCTCCCCGAGCATCGAGGACAGGTCGCCGTTGAACACGTCCGGGGCGTAGGGCATGGAGAAGTCGAGCCGCTGGGGCTCAGACGAGTCCTGGCGCCCGAGCAGCATCAGCGAGCCCTTGTAGTCGGCCGCAAAGGAAAAGGCCGGCACGTCCATCTGCGCGGGAATGCCGGTCACGAGATCCACGCTCGTGCCGTCGTGCGCAGTGCCGTCGGTCAGCGTGCCGGAAAAAACAAGCTGGTAGCAGTAGCCGGTCGAGCCGAAAAGGTGCCGGCTGAACTCGGCTCCCGAGGCCGGGGGGTCCCAGGACACCGTTCCTGACTGGGCCAGGGTAGCGCCGCCAACGGCCGTGCCGTCCACTAGCCCGCTGACCGCCGCCCACGAATCTCCGTCCCAATAGTTGACCGTGAGCACGGAGGCCGTTTCGTTGCGCTCGTCCGCATTCATCTTGACCCGGAACCCGCTCATGCGCTCCGTAAACTGGATGATGACGTGATCGGTGCTGGTCAGCCCGCCGATCAGCGCGCAGATCGGGTAATAGACGCTGCTCTCCTCGTTGACCTCCAGGGTGAAGTCTTCGTACTTCGAGGAGCGCGAGGCCTGGAACTGTGTGCAGGTCCGGTACACGCCGTCCCAGATGTCCACGAGGGGCTGAAGCGGCGCGTCCACGGTCACATGCGACACGGTTCCTGCCCCAGCGGACAGGGTGATCATGTAGCAGTAGAAATACAGGCCCTCGAAGTGCCGGGGCTTGGCTGTGGCGACCGTGCTGGTCCAGGTCACGGTGCCTGTTTGGGCCAGGGCTTTGCCCCCGACAGAGGTATTGTCCGTGGCTCCGGCCACCGCGGCGAAGGTGCTGCCGTTCCAGTAGGTCACAGCGAGCGTCGAAGCCGAAGCGTTGGCGCTCGAAACCGTCAGCTTCACCCCCTGTAGGGGCCTTGTGCTGAACACGAGCAGGCGCGGGTAGGTCGCGGCATTCAAAACAATTACGTCTTTGGCTGCCGTCAGGGTGTTGTTGGCGGCTTCGGTCACGTCAATCGGGTTGGTGAGCCCGACGCCTTGGACGATGAATGCCGCGGCGCAGCGAAACTCGTTCCCGCCCCAGATCAGGGACTCGACCCCGTTGCAGTACACCATCTGGCCACCGGCCACTTCGGTGAACCGGCCCACGCCGGCCCCGGTCGCGTCGGTGTGTACCTCCGTGACCGTGAACTCGGCCGGGTCCGGCGCATCGCCCTCCAGGATGAACAGCTTCGAGGCCCCGGCCGCGTTGTAGGCCTGGACCAGGATGAATTCGTCCCCATTGGCGGTCCGGAGCTGGAAGCCGTTTCGGATGTAGATGTAGCCGCCCGGCAGGACCGTCTCGTTGATCCGCGAGTACCCGAGCACGCCTTTGATGGACTGGTCGGTGTAGCGCAGGTTTTCCAGGCGCGAAAAGTTTTCCGGCCCGATCAGCACGGCCGGCAGGGACGGCAGCCAGGCCCCGGAGAAAAGGTGCTGCTTGGCCTTGTCTTCGGCGCCCACTACGCGGCTCCCTGCTGCTCGGAGAAGTCGATGCGGTAGCGCTGCACCACGGCGTCGAAGAGGCTCATGAACAGGTTGCCCTCGGAATCCTTGCGGTCTTTGTACTTGGCCATGGCCAGCACGAAATGCTTGAGCGAAGTGTCGAAGATGGCCGGAAGCGGAATCGTGTCCGTTGTCGCGGCCACGGCCGCGCCGAGCTCGGCCAGGTACACGCGCACCGTCTTGCCCACTCCGGTTGCCCCGGTGTCCTGGACCGGCCACAGCCCGATGCGCCCGTCCACGAGGTAGAAGTAGTTCGGCACGTCCCCGGCGGCGTTCTCCCTGCCGATCTGGTCCGGCCCCTTGTACTCCAGGCCCTTGATCGTGGCCGCGTCCCCGGGCTGGTAGATGGCGGCCACGGCCGCGGCGTAGCGCAAGGTCGGCGACAGCGTGGCGACCGCGTATTCGAGCGTGTCGGCGACGATGGTGATGTCCACGGTCTGCCCCAGGCACAGGGCGTGGGCGCTGATGACCGTGATCCCGTCGTTGATCCAGGCCAGGAGGTCGGCGTTCGTCCACATGGTCGTGGTCGTGGTGTTCAGGAGGCTGCGGACCTCGGTGTACACGTCGGCCACGGTCTTGGTGCTCGGGGTCTGCGTGCCCGGCAGGACGTTTTGGGCCATGGCTAGAGCGCTCCCATGTAGCCCTTCGCGGGCGGCTGATGTCGCATCGGCTGGGCCATGCTGATGCCGCGGATGGCCCCGAGAATGCGCGACCACTCGGCCCGGTAGTAGGCCCGCTGCTTGACCGCCTCCTCGTAGCCGGGCTGGCCCTGCTCGGGCATGGTGATGAGGTTCATCACCGGAAAGGCCACGATTCCGCTGTGGTACTCGGCCGGGATGTCGTCCACGTCCGAGGGGCTGTAGGTGTGCTCGACCAGGAGCGCGTTCTCGAACTCGATGTCGTCCACCACGATCTTGCCGGTGCGGATGAAATACCGGGTGTCGTCGTCCAGGGTGGAATGGCTGGCCGGGATGAGTTCCAGCAGCACATGCTCGTCGTCCCCGTCCTCGGGCCACTTCACCGCATACCCGCCGCTCGTGTAGGCTGCGTTGCCCACGCTCCCGGTCAGGGAAAAAGTGTCGTCGGTCAGGACCGTGATCTTCCAGGTCCCGTTCGCGCCCGTGTTCCCGCCCACCCCGGAGACGAACACGATGTCGTCGGTGGCCAAGCCGTGGGCCACGGAGGTGATGACGATAGGGGTGGCCTGGGTCGCGCCGGTGATCGTCAGGGCCGCGGACCCGACGTCCCACACCCTAAGGATGGTCTGGCAGTCGGAGGGCCGGGTGAAGACGTTGGTGGTTGAGGTCAGGAGCACCGCCTTTTCGAAGTAGGTGCTGTCCTTGGCCTTGATCTCAAGCCCGAGCGCGCGCACCGCGTCCGCGATCCAGTCCTCGATGATGGGGTCGGACACGGTGCGCGGCTGGGGCTCCATGATCCCGCGCCTGATGGCGTCGATGATCTGCTGGTCGGTCACGTCCTGGCCTCCAGGTTTCGCCCTGCTCTAGCCCTAGTCCTAGCCCTGGCCCTGCGCCTTCATGGCCTCGGCCAGGTGCTCGCGCAGCTTGGGAATGCCGGCGTTGTGGTGGTGCTTGACGCCTTCGGCGGCGAGAACGGCCTTCAACGCATCGGCCTCGTGCTCCGCGAACGTCCCGCAGCCCTCGGCGTCGGGGCAGGTCGCGCAGTTGCCGACCCAGGTCACGCCGCCCTCGATCTTGGGGCAGGGCACGTTCTGGCCTGCGGGGTGGCTCTCGGTTCCGACCGGCTCGGGCATGGCCTGGACAGGCATGAACATCCCGGAGTTCTGGGCGATCAGCCTGGCGCCGTCCTGGTCGTTGACCTCGGCCACGCCGCTGTTCTCGGGCGTGAACGCGATCGGGCCGTTGCCCAGCCAGGGCATGGAAAGGGTCCGGGGCAGAGGCTTGCGGCCGACGTACTTGAGAAACATTGGCTTGCTCCTTGCGCTTTGGTGAAGCCCGGGGCAGGCAGGCTCCCCGCCCCGGGCCGTGCTCGTGCGTTGTAGGGCGCCCTAGAAGGCGTCCGATTCGTCCTTGATCCCGCCGATCATCTTGTAGAAGACGTCCACCCGGATCTGGATGCCGGCCGGGAGCTTCTCAGCCGTGCTGACCGAGGCCACCTTTTCGATCTGGAGGTCGAAGGTGTCCTCGGCGTCGAAGACGTAGTGGAAACCAGCCGAATTGGTGAACAGGTGGCCGATGGTCGTGAACAGGCTGGTGGCCGAGGAGTTGAACACCGACGAGTTGAGCATGCCGATGCTCTGGAAGATGTACTGGTTTCCCTTCGAAGCGTTGAAGGCGGTGACGAAGCGGTCGGCGTCCTCGTCGTCGCCGAAAGCCAGGGTCAGGTTGCCGGTCCCGCCGAAGCTCTGGGTGTAGATGTGAAACTCGGTAATCATGGCCCCGGCCGGCAGCCTGACCATGCGAACGGTCGTGCCGTTGTGCTCGGTGCCGTTGGTGGTGTAGGTGGCCGAGCGGCACAACACTTCGCCGGGCCGGCGGCCTTCCAGGGCCAGGCCGGCGGCGGTCGTCTCCTTCAGCAGAGAGGCGTTGTTGGCGTAGGGCTTGGCGGCCTGCGAGGACGCGGCCGCGGCCAGGACAAGGACCAGCGCGGCGAGAAAAGCGCCGATGGTCTTCATGAACTTCATGGCTTTGCTCCTTGGTCTTTCGTTTCCCCGGGGGCCTTTCGACCCCCGGGGGTTGAGTCGTCAGGTCAGGTCAGGTCAGCGCGCCCCGCTCTAGGCGTTGGGATTGGCGCAGTAGGTGTCCACGGCGATCACGCCGAACGCCTTGGAGTTGAAGACGCACTTCTTCACGGCGCAGATGGTGCCGGCCGTGATGACGGGCTTGTTGCCGCGGTCGTCGGTCTCCTCGTTCCAGGAGTAGCGGTTCTTAGAACCGTCCCCGCCCCAGGCGATGACGCCGGCCTGGGCGCCGAGGAACAGGGCGCGCGCCGCCGGGAGGTTTCCCCCGCCCCCGTAGTCGTCGAAGCGGATGATGTTGCGGTGCTCGTGCAGGATCACGCCGCCGTAGATGCCGAGCGCGTCCTGGAACACCGGGTTCTTCAGCCCGCGCTCCCCGGCGTTCTTCTGGATGTCCACCCAGTCGTTGGTCGTGGTCGAGGTCCGGAGCTGGTAGGCCTGGAAGGTGTGCATGGTCAGCACGAAGTGCTGCTTGCCGTTGAACATGAGCGGCTGGATCATCGGGTCCGTGGTCTTCGAGTGGGCCAGGAGCTTCTCGACCACGGTCAGGCTCATGGTGTCGCTGGAGTCCACATCGGCCTTGGCCGTGGCGTTGCCGCCGTAGAGCAGGTGGCTGGCGTCGGGGGCTTCGAGGCTGTTGTTGGCGCGGCCGGTGAAGGCGAGAGAGACCTTGAAGGAGGTGTCCACGCCGCGGGCGCCGGACAGGTACATGAAGACCTGCTCGTCGTACCACTCGCCGAACCACACCGCGAGGGCGTCCTTGCTCTCCTTGCGGATGTTGTAGAGCACCCGCTGCTCGGACATCTTGCCCTTGCTCTTGGTGCCCTTCCTGATCTGGTCCACGAAGAGCGAGTCGGGGTGGAAGTTCAGACCTTCCTCCGCGCCCGTCCCCTCGATGTCGTTGTCGCCCTCGATGCCTTCCCCGGACAGCTTCTCGCGCAGGCCGTAGGTGATCTTCTCGCCGGCCTTCTTTTCGAGCTCCTTGAGCATGCGGATGCAGGCGTCCTTGCCCGTGCCCATGAAGCGGTTGGTGTACTGGAACTTGGGCGCCTCGACGGCCAGCGCCGGGCTCCACATCTGGACAGCAAGCTCGCTGCCCCACGCGAAGGTGGTCTCGCTCATTGGTCTGCTCCTCCCCGGTCACGCCTTCGCGGCTATGCAGCCCCGCGCAGGTAGGCTTCCTGGTCCTTGGGGGAGAGCTTCGCCAGCTCGTCCTCGGACAGGATGCGCCCGCCTTCGCCGGGGCCTTCGCTGCCGGACCTTGGGCTCGCGCCCAGGGCCGTGAAGCGCGCTTCGGGAATCTTGAGTTTCTTGAGGGCGTCGGCGACCGCCTCGGCCTTGGCCTTCTCCACGTCCTCCTTCGAGAACACGGTTCCGGCCGCGGCGGGCTTGGTGGCCTCCGACGCAGACTTCAGCTTGGCCAGCATCCGGACGATGCCGACCGCGCCCTTGCCCAGGTAGTTGCGGGAGTACCCGCCCTTGCCGTCGGGAACGGCGATGATGGTGTAGGGGTCGGTGAGCGGCGCGAGCATGGCCGGGTCGATCCCGGCGCCTTCCGCCGCCGCAACCAGCGCGGGAGCGGCCCCGCTGTTCTCGTCGAACAGGCCGGGGACGACCTCCTCCATCTCGGAAAGACAGCCGCTGATGAAGGCGTCGGTCCGAGCCTTGACCGCCCGGGACTGCTCCTGCCGCGCCTCGTTGTCGCGCCGCGCCTGCTCGACGCGGGTCTGGTAGGTCTCGGCCAGGGCCACGGTGCTGATGTCGCCG